AGCCGTATAATTAGCTATTGTATCAGGTTCTGACAACATAAACGCAGCTGCTTCCAATAATGAACCATAAAGGAGTGCAGTATCAAAGTTATTCCCAAGCCAAGAAGTACCAGCAGTGACAATGCTTTCAGGGTAGTAATAATAATGTAATTCAGTATTGTAGTCAGCATCGGGTGTAGGTCCTATAAGCATAGCCGTATCATCAAAAATAGCATAATACTCAGGCTTACCATAAAAAGGTGCATCCGTATCAGGAAATGATTCTCTAATAAAATTAACATCTTTATTTAGTAAAAAGGTATAAGCATTAGTTACTGGGTCAATTACTGCAATACTAAACGTGGACAGCCAATCGGTTGGTAGCCCCATATACTTATTAGCCTCACTCATTGCACCCGTTACATTTTTACGTAAGTCAGGTAACTGCGCCGTATTAAATATTCTCTGCTCAGCGTTTTGTATAAATGTGTTTACGTCCGCAGTAGAATAAGAATTCTCTGTATAACTTTCTATTGCTGCAACTAATTCTGTATAAGTCATTGACTATTCCTTATGCCATTGGGCCACGTGCTTTAGTACCTTTTGTAGCTGCGCCATTACCACGAGTTTCAACGCCTGTGGTTTTAACATTCTTCTCGGGGTAACCTGCTACGTTAGGTACAGGTACATTTTGTGGTTGTGTATATTCAGTCATTTCTTTCTCCTAAGTTGTTGTTATGGTCACAGTCCCTACTTCTCCGTCACCCTCTAAATTATCTGGAATGCCGGGTAAATCTAAAGGATTAGCAAACCCTACAGGGTCCCAACCCCATTGTATATTTCTACTACTATATGGCCCTGCTTCCGTAAAACTTTTATCTGGTCGTGGATCACGTACAGCTTGTGGGTCTTCGACCGGGTACATCCCTTGCATGTTCTGTGGTTGATCTCGGTTCCAACACTCGGTACACGCTAATATGTTTGTCTTAGTCTTTCTTACAAATAAACTTTTTAATGTCTTTAGTTTATATTGAAAGCCACAAACATCACAGTCCGCAAGTGCGTTCTTATTAGTGGTGTACTTATTGCTCATTATTTGCTTCTTTGTTTAGCTCTAGTTTTACCACGGACAGCTATGCCATCCATTCTACATTTTTTGCCTTTAACTGCACCACCATGTTTCATCTTTTTTGCAGCCTTTCTTCTTGCAGGGGGTGAGGATTCAAATATTTTTTTTCTTTCTTTGTCTTCAGCACTTAATACATATCCACCAGCTTTCATTCCGTGTTTAGCGCCTTTCATTTTAGAGCCATCGGGCATAGTGTGTGTTTTAACTGTTCCGCCTTTAGCTTTTTTCACTGGCGCATACTTACCTCTTTTCATAAGCTTATCAAGGGCGTCTATTTTAATTCTGCCTTCCCCCATATTACTTTTAGTGGTATTACCTTGTTCTTCTAGTTTTTTATTTGGGTTTTCATTAGCTTTTTTTACTTTCCCACCTTCTCTGTATCCATCGGGATCAAACCTATCTTTAGGGTTTCGTTTAAGTCCTACGTTTCCTTTCATATAAGAATCAGTTTTCATTCTAGTATTAGGCATAGGTTCGTTACTTAAATATTTTCCTCCACCTTTTTTTCCTATTTTTTCTTTTAGTTCTCTTATTTTTTTCTGAGTACTAAGGTATTCTTTTGATTCTTTAGCTGACAATTTTGGCTTAGTTTTCTTGGGAGAACCAATGGCTTTTCTTGCAGCTTCCTCATCTAGTCTTTTAACTAGAGCTAATTTTTCTGTATCTGCTCTTCTTCCTGCAGGACTATTTGCTTTTTTAAGCATCTCTTTTATTGTTGAAAATTTTCCCATTTTATTATCCTTATACGTATGAACTTCTTGGTGCAATAGTTAGTGTAGCTTTTTCTCTATCTTCAGTAGATGCGAGTAGCCACTGCTCTTCATATTCTTGTTTTAAAAACTGCACTCTATCCCCAGCTTCTGGAATCTTTATTGCTAGGTAATAAGCTAGTCCTGCAACCAAGCAAGGTAAGAACCTAAAGGGTATGTGTTGTGTGTTAACCCCGGTACCTGCATCATCTATTCTTTTCAGCATCCAGTATACAAAAGTATAAGGCTGAGTAGTATCAGGAATAGGCCACATAGTGACTGTAGGAATCTCTGCTTGTCTATTTATATAGACTTGTATTGGTCTGCCCGTGTCATTCTTACTTGGTATAGATGCGTACGTAGGATTTGACACCCTCGAAATAGCTATATCTGACTGAGTTGTTCCAGACCCAGTTCTTATGACTTGGCTCATGAGGTCGATGGTAGTCGCGGGCAAATTGTAAGTGGCAGTTCCGGCAACTAGTGGTATCTCTCCTTGTTCCACAGTCCATAAGTTGATTCCCCGGTTAGCCCATTCAATAGTTAATAAGTTCAAGCTACGTGTAGCTGTCCTTAAATCATATCCTGTTCTTAGCTCTGATCCGCATCGTTCAAATGCCTCTTCAACAAGCAAGTTTAAATCTAGATTAAAATTATGTGTATCTGTTGTAGCCATTATGTTTTCCTAGTTGTCTTTTTCTTTCTAAGTGAAGCTACTCTACGCGGCTTCCCTGCTGGCTGACCGAGTCTTTTCTTCTGTGCTATTCTTGACTTCTTCTCAGCTGCTGTCATTTCTCCAGATGTCTTTGGAGTTTTACTAGATACTTTTTTAGTAGGTCGGCAATACGGAGTTGCTCTTCCGTCACCTTTTTTTCTACCACAGGCTTTGCCAGTCTTTACGTCTTTCCAGTCTTCTTTAAACCAACGTTTTAATGCGGCTCCTTTAGCTGTCTTACGAACTGCCATTATTTACCTTTCTTTCTACACTTAGCAATGGCACCGGAAGCATACGCACTAGGAAAAACTTTATAACTCGCCTTTACCTTTTTATAACATGCATCTTTTACGGCACCACCTTTTTTTAACTTAAGCGACTCAAGAGTCTTCGCTTGTTTAGCGTGTGTCTTAGAAGCTTTTTTTAAGCCCTTTACGACTTTGTTAACTTTGGCTTTAACTTGGCCTCCAGCTTTCATTTTTTTAGGGTTAATTATACCCATGCCACGAGAGGCTCTCATTATCTAGACCTTTTTGCTCTAGTATGTCCTCTTACTGCACAGCCGTCTATAGAGCCACCTTTTTTATATTTCTTAACATTACCACCTTTTTTCATACCCATAGACTTACGAGCAGCGTTCATTTGGTTTCTACCCATTGCTCTTTTATCTTCACTAGCACCAAAGAGTTTTTGCATAGTTGAACGAGAATCTTTTTTAACTGCTGATTTAGCATCAGGTTTATTAACTTGGCTCATGTTAGGTCCTACTTTAGACCCATCTGAGTTGTCAGTTCTAGAAGCAATGTTACCACCTTTAGGCTCTACATACTTAGGAGCTGTTCTTTGTGATCCACCGCCGCCACCTTTAGTAGGAGCTGATCTAGTAGCAGCTGGCTTACTACCACTACTTCTACCTCCTAAATACCCTGCACCTGCACCTGCACCTGCAATGGCTGCAGAAGAAATTTTAGCCTTATTAAAATCAAGCTGTCTAGGCTGAACTTTAGCTTTACCTTTATCTTTCATTGGAGCGTTAGAACCGCCGGTGTTAGCTTTGTTAGTATTAGTAGCTTTATTTTGTGCTGAAGGTTTAGCTTTAGGCTTAGCTTTAGGCTTAGCTTTAGGCTTAGGATTATTACGAGCCTGCATTTCTTTAAAAGCTTTATTCTGTTCCGCGTTCATCCCATTTGATTTAGCTTTAGGTTTAGTTTTTTTCTTAGGAGCACCGTCCCCAAAACTTTTTGCTTTTTTCTTTACGTAGTTCTTAGCGTCCTTAATTCTTTTTAATATTTCTGATGCTTTTGACATTCTAGTTCTCCTTAGACCATGCGACCACGTGTGTGGCCCTGAGTTATAATTCCGTCTGCACGTTTAGATGCCGATCCTTTAACTGCTCCACCTTTTTTGTACCCTTTTTTGATCTGAGAAACTAACCGTTTCTTTTCGCTTTTAAGGTTTTTCTTACCTTTTTTAGTGTAGCCTTTCTCAGCGTCAACGCGACCAAGTTCTTCTAGGTTATTCATTTTAGCTGTATTCTTTTTAACCTTACCACCTTTTTTCATGCCACCCATAGCCGCTTGTTGTCTTTGAGCTTCCATTGCCATTTTCATTCTGGGGTCCATTGCTTGAGCACCAGCCATTCCTGCCATACCCGGAGCTTTCATAGGTGGGGCTGTCATACCCGGAGCTTTCATACCCGGAGCTGTCATACCACCGCCCATCATTTTCTTAACTTTCTTCATGTCTTTCTCCTTAGTGAATTCTTTTCCTACTGATTGTTTAACCCCTACCTTTTTAGCAAACTCTGGGTTATTAGCCACCGCTTGCATAAACTTTTTTTGCTTCTTACTTTTTGCGGGCATCGTTAATTGCCTTTTTAGTTTTTGCTACCCGTCTTTTTTCTACTATCTTTTGCACAGTAGGAGTTTCCCATATGCGAATACCAAGCCATACAATAGTGAAAAGTGAAGCTAGGTGGGGGAGCCATGAAAGCAAGGAGCCTACAGCGGTAAAGATAGACGTGATGTCTAATAAGTGTTTTGTCGATTCTTCCATTTTTAGCATTTCCATCGTTTACGTGCTTGTCTTAATCTTGAATTAGGGTCTTTAGCTGCTTTAGGAAAGTCTTTCATTTGCCCTGCACTCCTAGCACAAAATGACTTACGTCGCTTTGCATCTTTAGAGCCTGGTTTAACTTTTCCTGTTACTGCTGTTTTTAACTTGCTGCCCGGGTTAGCTTTACGATAGGCTTTAACACCTTTCGTTGTCATACCCGCGCCGGATTTAGTCTTTCTAAAATTACCTGACTTAACCGAAGTTTTAATCCCCATACCTTTTTTCTTTGTTATAGCCATTATACGCAGTCCTGTTGAGCTTCAAACCAACGCCTTAATGCTTCTAAGCGTTCTTGTAATGATTTGTTTGGCTCAGGTTCCATAACTTATCCACAGAACAATGTGTAGTCTGTAAGATTAGTTGGTACTACAACTGCATAGTCATTGTTTTGTCTAGCGGTTAAAATGCCATTACCGGGTAATTGTAAGTTTTGAACTAATGTAGCTCCCGCAGGAGTTGATACATCAAAAACGGTATTATTACCAGTGGTAAGACCATTTATATTAACTTTTAAGCTGCCTGCTGTTGCGCCACTTACTACATAAAACCCTTTAACTCGAGTTCTAG